ATCATATCAGTCAAGGCGGTAGTTATTGTTGCAACGCCAATATTAATAGTTCTATCAACGGTTGGAACGATATTACCCATGTTGATGACAGCTGTTGTTTGAGCAGTACCAATATTTATTCCACCGTCTGCTCCTGAGGCATTAATAATAATTGCACCTTCAGCAGCATTAGAGGATTCCAGTGTAAGAATTCCACCACCACCTATAGTTACCGCGTCATTAGCAGCTAAAACAATATCAGATCCAGAATCGCAAACTATATCTCCTTCTGTAGAAGTAAGATTTAGATTATCTGTATCAGTAAGTATATCTAAAGTTCCGGTTGCTACTTCTATTATAGAATCTCCGTTTGCAAATATATTGAAATTCTTTTCTGCAGATACTGCAATTCCACCCAGGGCAGATGCAATTTGGATAGAGGCATTAATTAATGAAGTAGCATCATTTGCTCCAGTTTGATTATTAATGATTAAAGTAGAAGATCCGGCACCATTAACATTAATTAATAAAGCTCCTGCTTCATTAGCACCTGCCCCAATAGCTAATGTCGATTCATTAGAAGATAAAATCAGATTGCCCTCTGGATAGGCAGCAGAGGTACTTATTTCTATTCCTCCTGATTGGGATGATATAGTAACTGAGTTGGCATTTGTTCCTTGTAGGGATTGAATGACAACCGTACCATCTGGTCCACCATTTTCTTGAATCAATACTGCTTCTGCTTCATTCACATTAGCATTAACATGGAATTGACCAGTAATAGAAGTAGGACCAGGATCTACCGTTAAAGAACTAAAGTCACCAGACCCTCCTCCTGACTCAATTTGATCCCACACCGCTTGTCCATTTGAGAAACCTGTAAGAATAATAGCAGTTTGGGTAGATATATTAACCCATAACTGTCCCGCTTGCCAATTAGTATCAATAGTAGCAGGGTTTCTTTGTGATTTTACAGCTGCTGGTAAAAAGGTTGATGTTGCATTATTTACGGCATTTAATTGTAAAGCCATTAAATTTCCTTTTTATTAAGAGAGTACCCAAAAGTTTATTTGTAGATGTCCATTAACTGCTTGAGCACCACTATTTGTTAAAATGAATACACAAGAACTTGCCCCTGGTTTCACCGCATTTACGTATACAGCAGTCGTATTAGTACTTAAATCTGATACTGATGCCAGAATAACTGAAGTTGCCGTAATGAAACTATTAGTTAAGGTTACCGTTGTACTAGCAGCAGAAGCAGTTGTGAATCCAGTCATCAAAATTGCACCCTCACGAACGTTATTAGTAACGGCTACCGTTGGTGAAGCAATTGTTTGAGATGTTATCACAAGAGGACTTTGAGCTAAATTTATTGAAGTTAGACCATCAGCATTACCGATGTTTACTGATTTTGTTCCCGTAGCACAAGTACCCGTTGCGATATTAACGGTGGTTGTTCCCAATAGGTTATTTCCAGTAGCAATGTCTACAAACTTTAAAGCACTAGAAACGGTTGAAGTAGCACCATTACCAATATAGACACCATCTGTGACACTTGCAGTAGATACAGTTCCATTATTTATATAGGTTAATCGACTTACGGTTGGGGCAATATTAGCAATTTCTATTTCACTGGTTGTAGCATCAGGACCGATTTGAATAGATGATGCAGTTCCGGTAGCCCTAATTTGTATAGCTCCCGCTGTATCATCATTGGATACCAATTCAATTAAACCAGTACTTGCTAATGTTAAATCACCACCCATACTATTATTTCCTATAGAAGTAGCGCCAGTAGCTGATCCAGTGTTTATACTTACTGGAGCTCCAAGCACTAATACTTGACCGGTACCGGATTGAGCTTGTATAGATACTGTACCATTTGTACCCTCTGCTCCAATATCTATAATGCCATTAGCTGTTTGGATAATAAGATCTTGATCAGCTCCAGTTACTTGTATAGTAGAAGAATTTACCCCTGTTATTAAATAATCAAGGGCAGCATTAACTTGGATTCCACCTTCGATGGCACCAATAGTAATTGCACCACCAGTTATACCAGTCTTTGTACCTTCATTTGAAAGTATTGATATGGTCCCTGAAGCTCCGCCATTTTCTGAAAGTTGAATAACATTAGCTTCATTAATATTACCGTTCACGTGGAATTGTCCAGTAATAGAAGTAGGTCCCGGATCTACAGTCAGAGAACTGAAATCACCGCCGCCACCACCAGCTTCAATTTGGTCCCAAACCGCTTGTCCATTCGCGAATCCCGTTAATATGAAACCAGTTTGTGTTGCTAAATTAACCCATAATTGTCCCGGTTGCCAATTAGTATCATTGGTGCTTGGATTTCTCTGGGCCTTGACGGCAGAAGGTAAAAATGTTGCTGTTGAGTTATTCACAGCATTTAATTGTAAAGCCATAAGTGTCTCCTAGGAGTTTTTTTGAATAAGATGTATACCCGATAATTTTCTCATAGGGGACAAATGTGAAGAAATTAATGTAGACTTTTCTGTCTGTATATGTTATTTTTTAATTAAATCCCTTATTGACGGGAGATAATTACTTTAATTTCTAAAAGAATAGGAATGTTATGGCATTAGTAAAATGTGGAGCATTATTATATTTATTTATAATGACTACTAGTTTATTTACTCACGGATTAGATTCATTCTATCAATTGTTGTTATTACCATGTTTCATTGGATTAATGTACGCTGCTCTATTACTTTCTCCTCCTATGTTATTTTATTATTTCGTAAGATGGATTATAAGAAAAGAGATCAGATCTTAATTTAAAAGCTCCCAACTTTTGTCAGGAGCATTTAATATTCTAAATTTTTATTCCAGATTTAAATTGGTCGGCTATCTGATCTAATTTATCTTTTGATCTTTTTTCCACCAATGATTCAATATTTAACGGACGTTTTCCACCATTTTCTTCTATTATCTCATCTAAGGCATTTTTTTCTGCCTTTACTCCTTCA